AGCATTTCAAGGAAAATTTTTTGAGGCAGAAAATTCTGTAAAAGGACTCTTACACTATTTTCCTTTTAATTCCTCTTCAGTTGATCTTGATGATTCACAATCAATTTCTGGAAGATCTTTCTTTATTGCTCCAAGTGAAAGAAGGGTAGTAGCAATTACTAGTTCACTTTTAGCAACTTCATCCAATATTGATATTGGTATTGGAACCGCAAATCCAACAGCAAAACTTGATGTAATTGGGAATACTTATATTTCTGGTAATACTGGTATTGGATCCACAATTCCAACAGCAAAACTTGATGTCAATGGAACTCTGAATGTCTCTGGAGTATCAACAATATCGGTCAACAGCACTTCCGATGCATTAAGAATCACTCAAACTGGTTCTGGTAATGCTTTGGTTGTTGAAGATTCCACTAATCCCGATGCAACTCCTTTTGTTGTTAATGCAGACGGCAGTGTTGGAATAGGAACCACTGATACAAGTGGGCATAGTTTGTGTCTTTATAATTCTTCTTTTCAAATATCTAATTCAACAGAAGGAAATGGGTTTTTTAGTGGTTTTATATTTTCTTATGAACCTGTATTAAATGGGAATTATATAATTTCTTGGTCTAAACCACTCAATATCCTTTCTGGTTTTTCCAATGTAATAATTCAAGGTGGTAATAATGATCGCAAAGTCGGAATTGGTAGCACATTACCAAATAATAAACTTGATGTAATTGGAAATACTTATATTTCTGGTAATATTGGCGTAGGAACCACAAATCCAACATCAGATATTCAAGTAAGAAAAGCATCTGGTTCTCTTGTAGAGGTTGTTTCTGATAGTGGGCAGGCAAGAATTAGTATTGGTCAATCTGTAGGCGTTGGTAACAGTAGTTCTGTATTGAGATTCGGGAATTCTGATGGCGTATTAGATATTATCAATAATGATGTTGGTGATATTAAGACTATTATTCATGGAGGAACTGGTGCAGGAAGCACTGGTAACTTTAAGTGGGTTTATGGACAGACAAACTCAGAGACAATGACTCTGACTTATGATGGAAATCTTGGAATTAATGATATTACACCATCGCAAAAATTATCTGTCGGTGGTGGCGTAACAGTTACGGGAAATGTTTATATTAATTCTAATTTAACAGTCGATGGTAATATCAGTGGAAACATTGATTATCCAGATGTAATTTCTGGATCTAATTTATACACCACGTCTGGAATCACTACATTAGTTTCACTAAATGTTAATAACAATGTAGACTTTAATGGTGCAACTTTTGTTGGTTTAGGTACTATAGTTGGTGTTGGAACTACGGTACCTGAAAGTTATGGTGATGATATAATTGGATTAACAGTTAAAAATTCAATAGCGACGAATAAAATTTATGTTGATGATTTGATTGCAATAAATTCTGGAGTGATAACCGCTACAACTGTGAGTGCGTCATTTAATAGTTCCGATTCATCAAATCCATCTGTACAAATTGAAGTTTTATCATCTCCAGATAGAATAGTTTTTACAGTTCTCGGAGTTGGGTCTACCACATTAAACTTATTCTAATATGTCTCTCACAGTAAGTAAAGTAGGTCCATATTTTTCTAGTGGATCAATTTCATTTAGTCAATTAAGATCTAATTTTAAAGAGACTTCTTCTAGTGCAGTAAGTGCTTCGGAACTTTTAAGAGTTACTGATTTAACTAATACCAATCCCATTGTCCCTGATGCCACTGAAAATGCAAATATAGCAACATCACAAAACCTTAAATTATCCCAATTTAGAAATTCTATCAAATATTACGATTTAAATCAAGGGTCTGGAGATACTGATCTTAACCTAGACATTGCCTCTTCTAGTTTATGGAATAGTAATTTAGGGAAAAATATTGTAAAAAGGGTTAATCTTGCAGGTACTTCGGCATCATCTAATGGAAATGCTGCTGCCAGTTTAATTGCTTCTGCCGTTTATAATGTAATTCTGAATATTAGTGGTTCTATACTAGGTACAGGAGGAGCATCTGGAGGTGGAAATGGTGGAAATGCCCTCAGTATTAATACAAATAATACTGGAACAGTTATTGTAAAGACTATTGGGTCCTCATCAAAAGTATATGGTGGAGGTGGTGGAGGTGGTAATAGCGGTAGTGGTGGACGAGGTGGAGGTGGATATTATATTGAATACTATACTTACTATGGATATAGTGCTGATACAGGTGAACAAACTGGATTGAGTGGTGCATATTATCAACAATGCGATCAAGCCTGTAAAAGAATTGGTCCCAATTATTGGTGGGATAGTAATTGTTATAAAACCCTCAATCAGTATCCTACAACTTGTGGAGATAGTCGTCCTACTTGTTGGAGCATTGAAGCACAAGGTAAAGCTAGAGTAAGTAACTGTAGATTTAGTGCTACAGGCTCGAATACTTATTTTACTAGTGGTGGTAATGGAGGATCTGCACAAGCAGGTGGTTTAGGGCAAGGTTACGGGCAAAATAAAAGTTTCGGTATACGTGTAAGTGGTTTTGCTGGTGGAACTAACGCAGGAACTGGAGGAAATAGTGGTAAGAGTGGGGATGGTGGAAATTGGGGTCAAGATGGTACTGATGGTGAAAATGGTGTTAAAGGAACTGACGGTAATGCTTCCGTTGCTCCAAATATTGGTTCAGGTGGTGGTCCTACTTACGGCAGTTCTAAAGGAACTGCTGGAAGAGCGGTTGCTGGTAGTGGATATATTATAGATCCTAACAGTGTTTCTTCTGCATATTTGGGACTTAAATAGATATTATATGAGTTTATAATAAATCTTATGGAAAATGAATATCCATCTCTACCAGAGCAAGGAAAAAATCTGGCAAAATTTACTTTTGAGATTCTAAAAAGGGCAGTCGCAAACGGAGGAGTTTCACTTTTTGTATCTGAAGATGTGCAAAGAGAAAGATTGGAAATTTGTAAAAAGTGTCCAAAATACGATGATTTGCAACACAGATGTAAAGAATGTGGTTGCAATCTAGGTGGAAAGGTAAAGTTTGCATTAGATTCTTGCCCTCTTGGTAAATGGAAGGAATCTGATCAGGATTGGATTTCTGAAGAATATGAAAACATCGTCAAAAATTTAGATAAAGATATTCCTAAGAATATGCCACCAGAACCAATGTTTCCAAACCCAGAAGAGAATAATTTAAATATTGGAGACAGATATACTTGGAATTATAAAGAATGGGAATGGGATGGTAATGAATGGAAACCATTGACAAACTCATAAAAACCCTGTAGACTACCTTTGTCCTGGTTGAAGATCCTAATATAAGAGCTCTCAGATATCTTTAAGACACTTTAGAAACCGTCCACTGGGTCGCACCAGAGGCGGTTTTCTGCTATAATAGTCCTATACGCAATGAGACCTGTGATTCAACTCCGTCCTCACCAGCAGACTGCTCTTGAAGCACTGCGTCAGAATGACAAAGGTATCTGTGTGTTTCCTACTGGTGGTGGCAAGACCAATGTAGGAATCTTTGATGCCATTCAAGAGTTTCTGAAAGATATTCCTCAGACGATTGTAGTTGTTGCTCCTCGCATTCTGCTTGCTGAGCAGTTGTCTTCTGAGTATCTTGAGTTTATCACCAATGCCCGTGTGCTTCATGTTCACAGTGGTGAGACGCATCACTTCAGCAGCACTCGTCCGAATGTGATTCACACTTGGGTAGAAGCAACTCAAGGTCACAAACTGATTTTCACTACTTATAACTCCCTTCAGCAACTTCAGAAGGCAGATATTACTGTCAATACTATCTACTTTGACGAGGCACACAACTCTGTGCGTCGTGATTTCTTCCCTGCGGTAGAGTATTTCTCTCAGGAAGCAAATCGTTGTTACTTCTTCACTGCCACTCCGAAGTATTCGGCAACGATTTCTAAACCTGGTATGAATGATACTGCTGTCTACGGTAGTATCATTGCTAAAGTTCCTGCTCCTGAGTTGGTGGAGAATGGTTATATCATTCCTCCTAAGGTGATTGCTTCCCAGATGCGTCTGTCTGTCAAGGGTGAGGATATTGCCCAACGGGACTGTGAGTATCTGATGAATGTGATTTCGGAGAATCCTGTCAACAAGATTCTGATTTGTGCGAAAGCAACCAAGCACATTATCAATCTGCTGTCTGAAACTGACTTTGCTAATCAACTGGCAGAGGAAGGTTACTCTGTGCTTCATATTACTGCCAAGCACGGTGCTTTTATTGATGGGCAGAAGGTCAACCGTGAGGTATTCTTTGACACTCTGAATGCTTGGGGCAAGGATGCTGACAAGAAGTTTGTTGTTCTTCACCACTCTATTCTGGCAGAAGGCATCAACATTTCGGCACTGGAGGCAGTGGTGTTTATGCGCTCTATGGATACTGTGGGTATCGGTCAGACGGTTGGGCGTACGCTGCGTCTACACCCCGATGACGCTGCTGGAATCCGCTCTGGGGCGCTTCAGGCAGGCGCTCTGGGGTCCTACACCAAGTCCTATGGTCTGGTAGTGTGCCCCGTGTTTGACCGTGCTTCTGAGGGCACTGCGAAGGCAGTCCAGAATGTGGTGGACATTATCTTCAAGCAGGGTGATGTGGCAGTGTCTGTGGTGCGCCGCTGAGCAGTTGGGAAACTGGACCACACCAGTTTCCTTTTTCCCTCTTTTGCCTTATAATACACTCAAACAAACAGGAGTTTCTCCAAATGCGTTGTAAAGTTCAATTGTATGTTTGTGGTAAGGTCTTTGACGAAATTGTCGAAGCACGGGATTATGATGATGCCAAGCGCACTGCTATAGCACGCAATCCAACTGCTAAAGTCATCAGTGTCACTGCTATTTTCGGATGACTGAAAAGTTTCAGAAACCTTTCATCGACCATCCTAGTATTCTTAATCCTAAACCAGGAGATCCGAATGGTTATGTGAGTAAGGATGGAATGTGGGCAGCAGTGCCTTATGGTAAAAAGTTTATTATCCTTCATAATGGACAACAAGTTCATACTGCCAACAATTATAAGTCCGCAAAAACCTACATTCAAAAGTCCGTAAAAGGTGCATCGGTAGCGACTCTTAAGGAATTTTTATGACGACAACATTCAAAGTCACATCTGAAGCACCCTATGATAAGCACGACTATGAAGTTGTGCTGAAAAATAACAAAAAGGTATTTTTCGACAATTGGGAGGACACGCAGGTGTATTGGTATCAAAACTCACAGGTTCCTGATTTTTTAGATGTTATAATCGTCAAAGATAAAAAGAAGGTTAAGAGTAAAGGTTTCTCCTGATAAATATTCGAAATATGGGAGACGGTAATGGTTACTCTATTACTTACAATGACCATATCTTGTGCTGATGCTTTAGGTATCATTCATCGTCTTACAAAAGTTGTTGGATTGACTCCGATTCAAAAATCAGAAATCATCCAGGAAGTGCGTAAGACCATTCCCTTTTGTCCTGTAACAGTTAAAAAAGATGACAAATGATCAATGGAATCGTGGTCTTGACTTGTTTATCGAGTCCGTCCATAAACCAGACCATGAGTTGCGACAGTGTGCTCATAATCAGAAATGTTACAATGAGTTGATGGCAGTCAGAGAAAATGTGTTAGAATATCTGAAAACAATTCGCAAATGAATACCATTTACATCTACTTTGTCATATTCTTTTGTATTGGATACTTGATTGTCACAGACCAATCAGTAGCGAGGGCATTTTATATGCTAACTCAACTGGCAAGAGTTCAATACGAAAAGACAAAATGGTGGATACTTCACAATCCTGCAAATCCGATTGTGAAGTATATTATGTGGAGAAGAGCATATAAACTTGCGGAAGAACTGCAAAAAGAGATAGAATCCAAAAATAAATAGTACATATCTGGAAAAAACTTATGCTTTCTACACAATACAGACTTAGACTTGAAGAAATTTGTGAGAAGATTGCGAAACACGAAGAAGTTAGTCTGGAAGATATGATTTGGGCAGAGAAACTTGCAAAAGCAAATCGTTCTGCTGCTACTATCCTTCGTCAAGCAAGAAGAAAGGCAGAGAATCCAGATATGGTTGAGGGTAGTTTAGATGACTTTATGAATCAGATGGATCTTGGTGGTCTGGGTCATGAAAGATTTGGTATTCGCGGATTCAATTCTCCAGAAGATCTACACGATTGGTTTAGGAGAGACGATGATGAAACCGATTGGAGACAGAGAGATTGACATAAGACTCTAATTACCCTATAATACACCCATATACACCCATTATTATGGACTACAAACCTTATTCAGCAGAGTGGAGCAGGAAAAGATACTTAGCAGAAGCAATTCGCAAGTATTTTGAAGATGATGCTTCTCCAGAGGTTGTGTTGGATGATATTACAGATATTCTTCAAGAATGGGAAAACTACCATACAAAAGTATTAAGTAAAACTCAATCCATTCTCAAGCAAATATAATGGACTACAGGAAAATCAAAGTCAATACTTCTGTTCTTGTATTAAACAGCGATTACAATCCAATTAACATTTGCAACTCACGTCGTGCTATTGTGCTTCTACTTAAGGAAAAAGCACATATGATTACCGAAAAAGTAATACGTTTGATTGATTATGTGAAACTTCCTTATCATAAATTAACTCAAAATCGACCGACAAGAAATCTGGTAATGAAGCGTGACAACTATACTTGTGCTTATTGTGGTGCTAAGGAAAGTCTTACAATTGATCACATTCACCCAACTTCCAGAGGTGGTCAAAATACTTGGGATAATTTGGTAACTGCTTGTAATCATTGTAATTCTAAAAAAGGTAATCGCACTCCAACAGAAGCAGGTATGATTCTAAAGTTCATTCCAAAAACTCCATACAATAAAATTCATTTGGCAATTTCGACTTCAAATGTCAAAGATTGGAAAGATTACATTTATACTTAAGGAATAAAATTAATGAACCTCATAAAATTCTGTCATCGATACGATTTTGGTCATGATTGGTATGTTCAAATCATTAACATCAAAAGAATCTCATTACTTCAAATTTCCATAAGTTGGAATGATTGTCCATCTTGGCCTTATCTTCAAATTAAGTCGGGAACTGGTGATATTCTTGATATTCTGTTCTGGGCATATAAGTTTGGAATTGATGTGACAATTTTAGGAAGAACCTGGAGTTGGGATTATCTGAAAGATATTGAATTTGATACATCACTGGATGATGTTGATGGTGACATTGGAGTTAGAGAATAATGTTTAGCACACCAGTTAGAGGCACACATCCTAATAAAACCAAGATGAACTGGTGGGAGTATTGGATTGGACATTGTTGGATGACTGGATGGCAAAGTATGCGAATGACATTCCGCATCTGGGCAAATCTAATGACATCAGATTATGCTGGTTATGCTCTACTTAAAGAAGACGATCCTGAAACAGAATGTATCGAATGGTTCTGGGCATCACTGAATGAAGATGATGTTTATCCGAAAGAGTTTCTTGAATACCTGATGCAGATGGTGGATGATATTGAAACTGGAAAAGAAAAAGTAGTTCCACTTGATGAGGATTTCTTTGATAGAATAAAAGACCTTGTAAAAGATGTGGAGTTGGGTGACGATTATGAAACTGGCACATTGGACGAAGCATCTGAGACTTGATGCTTTATAATAATTTTACAGACATCATAATATTATGAAAGTCAAAATTGTATCTGATTTGCACCTTGAGTGCTGTGAGTATGAGCACGAACTTCCTAATCTTGGTGAAGGTGAAGTTTTGATTCTTGGTGGTGACATTCTATGTGCTCGCCACTTCAAGAAAGATGGAAACTTTCGTAAGAACTACGAAAGATTTGTAAAGCGTTGTTATGATAATTTTAATACCATTCTTTACATCGCAGGCAATCATGAAGCATATGGATACAACTATGAAGGTAGTTGGAATGTCCTGAAAGAGCATCTTGGTAACCACTTTCATGTTATGGAAGATAGTGTTGTCAAGATTCAAGACTGGGTTTTTATTGGTTCAACTTTCTGGACTGATTTCCGTAATGGAAATGCTCTGGAAATGATGGAAGCATCTCAGTGTCTGAATGATTATAAGACCATTCGTATCACTTCGAAGTATCGCAAGATGAACCCTGACGATACTTATGCTTTTCATAACAACTCCAAGCAATTCCTACTGGATCAGTTAGAACTTTTCAAAAATCAGAAAATCTGGATTCTGACGCACCACGCACCCTCTTACCAGTCGGTTCACGAAAAATTCAAAAGTAGTGGAATCGCAAACGGTGCCTACGTCAGCGATCTTGACGGTCTCATTCTAGACCATCCTGAGATTCGGGTCTGGTCGCACGGACATACCCATACTTCCTTTGACTATAAGATTGGTGATTGTAGAGTAGTGTGTAATCCCAGAGGATATTATCCACTGGAAATGAATCCAGATTTTGACCCTAACTTTGAAATCGATACGGACAATCTCTAAACTGGCACAGGGGCACTTCACAGGTGCCCTTTTCTGCTGTATAATACTTCCATAAGCAAAAGACCAATGCACTATCTTTGTCTTCTGGACGGCACCATAGAGTATGCTGCTAATGACTGGAATCAATTTCAGCATTATCAGGTAATGTATGCCGAAGAGCACCAAGATGCTGAAGTCCAGTATCTTACTCTCACTGATGAAGAATATGACCAATTTTTTGCTCCTTTGGATGAAGAAGAATGAGAAAAGTCGTAGTAAAACCTAAATCCAGCAAGGCAAAGAATCGTCTAGCGAATACAATGGACAATAACCCTGTCTGCATTGTAGAGCAGGATACTGGTGGTGAATTGTTTCTTGCCAGTGAGAACCGCAAATACTTCTTCTGGGTCAGCACTCGTCAGGGCACAAATCGTTTCGGTGACAAATCTGATGCACATTGGGAGGTGATTGAATGAAACCAAAATTCCGTGTTATTCTAGAACAAGCAATCGAAGAGGGTGTGCGTCGTGGTTATTCCCGAGCATTCAAGTATATTGACAATCCCACTGAAGGTGCTATCATTGAAGCAGTGGAAGACGCTGTGATGTCTTCCATCTACGAATACTTTAATTTTGAGGAGGATGAATGAGTTTTTCTAAGACTGTTTCTGTTTGTGCTGCTCTCGCAAGTATCTTTGCTGCTGGTGCTGCTGGTTGGAAACTGGCAAATGAAAATCAATCTCAACCTGTAGAGCAAACACAAGATGTTTCTGCTTTTGAAGAAAAAATTAATCAACTTGAAGAAGAACTAAAACAAGTAAAGGAACAACCAAAACCTGAAACTGTAGTAGTTCAGAAACCTGTAATTCTTCCACCTCTTCCACCAGTTCCAGAACCTAAACCAGGAGAATTTGAATGACCTACGATGAACTCTACGAGCACATTGTAAACTATGTTGCGATGCCACATACCACTATCACGGTGCATGATAAGCGTCGTGCTTGTTTGATTCTTGGTGCTGTTATGGAGTTTCACCTTGATTGTGCTGATGAAGGTATAGACCCTCGCACACTTGATATGACTGGTTTTGTGAATGAAAAACTTGATGAATTGGAGGGCAAATGAGGTTTCGTAACATAGAATTTAGATGGAGCAAATGTAACAACAAGTATGAACTCGTCAAGTGGAATACACCAACAGAAGATAGTTTCTTCAAAGACCCAACCTGTTATGTGATTGCTTTTTTTGATAAAGACAAAGAATCTTACAATATGAGAACCATTGGAGACCGATTCTTTGAGGATAAAGATGCTTGGGTTGTTGGTAAGTATAGTCTGGAGTTTCTAAATGCTATTTTTGATATTGAGAAACAAGAAGAGGACAATCTCTAAACTGGCACAGGGCATCTCCACAGGTGCCCTTTTTGGTCTATAATGACTTCATACACAACAAACCAATGATTGAACTCCAATTTACAAGAGAAGAACTCCGTCATCTTTATGATGTTCTTCTTAGAAATCATCTTCAAGTCAAGCAATCAGTAATGAATAAGATTGATAAAGAACTTATTGCCGATGAGATCTTTGAACTTCTTGGTGATCTTGAGTGTTTGGATCCTATTCTTGATGAGGAATGGCAGAACAAACTATGGTATGATGACCCAGAAGATGAGTACACAATTGCTGTAAAAAGAGATCCTAAAATGTGGAATCGCCAAACGATTGCTGAACTTAAAACTCTTATTGGTAAACTGGAGGCAAAATGAACTACCTTTGCCTTGTTGATGGTCTTGTAGAATACGCCAGCACTTCTGAAAGTTCCTTTGCTCATTACCAACTGATGTATGCCGAAGAACACCAAGATGCTGATGTCCAGTATCTCACACTGACTGATGAAGAGTATGATGCTATGTTCCCTGTGGAGGATGAAGAATGACTGACACCTGGAAGAAATGGACTATCTGGACTTCTATTCATCTCTTTGAGTATTGTGTGTATTCTTGGAGAAATCATATGTGGAACCATCTTGACGGGTATCCTAATGAAACCAGAATGAGAAACTTATTCTGGCACTATCTAAACTACGGCAACACAAACACTTATTATGACTAAAACATACACAAGAGAACAATTTATTCAAAAACTGAATAAGGGTGATATTCCAGAAAGATATTGTCTTTTTGCTGGGAAAGGATATGTTCCTAAAAAAGTTCCATTCACTATCTACCAAGAGTTTGATAATCTAACGGATTTCTTGAATATGAGACAATCACATATCCAGAATGGTCTAAATGTTTTATGTTTTGCTTGATTATTATGACTAACGAAGAATACCCAGTATCAAACGAATTCATCACATTTGTAAGAATTCGACTGAACCACGAACAAAAGCAACAACTCAATCGTTTCCTCAATCTCCATTATCTTGGTGATGTGAATTGTAATGAAATGGATGAGAATGGTCATTTTGTTGCCAAGTATCCAGAGAAAGAAACAGAAGAGTTCAAAGATGCTATGTGGAGAGCACACACAACTCACGAATGTGAAGTCAAAGTGGTGTTTGATGTAAATGGTAATTGTAGGTTAGAACTACCATAAATAATAATGCTTGTGTGTGTCGTAACCAGAAGCAGAGATTAGGTGTCTTCGGACACCTTTTCTTGTATAAATAGTAATACGACACACAACAAGGCAGAACTATGACTTCACAAAGTCCAAGAATATACTTGTATAAGATTACCTTTGAAGAAGTTTCTTATTACTATTATGGTGCTCATAAAGAAAAAAAGTTTAATGAATACTATATGGGAACTCCTGTAACCCATAAGTGGATGTGGAAATTTTATACTCCTAAAAAGCAAATACTTCAATTTTTTGACTTCACAGATGAAGGTTGGATAGAAGCACAGGAAGTTGAAAAGAGATTAATAAAACCATTTTATAACACCGATAAGTGGTGTCTTAATGAAAATGTTGGTGGTAAAGTTTTTATTGATTTGTGCTCAAAGGGTGGAAGAAAAGCATATGAACTTGGAATAGGAGGACACGCAAGGACTAAAGAACAAATGACCAAAGATGGGAAAAGTGGAGGAAAAAAAGCATACGAACTTGGATTGGGCATTCATGGAAGAACTAAAGAACAAATGAGTGAAGATGCAAAAAATGGAGGACTAACCGCATATAAACTTGGTGTTGGAGTTCACGGAAGAACTAAAGAACAAATGAGTGAAGATGGTAAAAAAGCAACACAAAGAGCAAAAGAACTTCGTGTAGGTCTTTATGGACTGGCAACCGAAGAAAGAAGAGAAAATGTAAAAATTACCAATTCACAAAGATGGGAATGTTGTATGACTGGTTATGTATCAACTTCTGCTGGAGTAGTTTCTTATCAAAAAGGAAAAGGAATAGATACATCTAAAAATAATAGAAGACGCATATCATAAGGACACTTTCTAAACTGGAACAAGGGCACTTGAAATCAGGTGTCCTTTGTCGTATAATGACTTCATAAGCAACTAAACCGATGAACTACGAAACTGAAATCATAGATGGGCACAAAGCAGTTGTCCGTCATTTCTTTGAACCACACGAAATCCAAGTTGGTTCTCGTTGGGCACGGGCAGATGGTTCCAAAGGTTTTGTGACCGTTGAGGGTTTCAATTATTATGGAAGTGTAAATCCTTATGAATGGGATGTTGTGTATTCTTGGGAAGAGAACGGTGTAAAGAAAACCTGGCAAAAGGAAATGTTTATTTTTCAAACCAGATATTGCCTGATTGTAGAATGAAACTCAACACTATTGTTTTACTGAATGCCTACCAAACAATTGTTCTTTGTTGGGGAGTAGCAATTGCTTTTGGTATTCTAAAATGAAACTCATAATCAAATACTTACTTCAAGTTCCTTTACTTTTCTTTTTTGTTACTGGGATAAACTCAATTGTTGGTGATGACTATTTGATTTCTATTCTAGTGGCATTTGGTGCCTTACTTCTTTATACTACCGGTGATTATCTTGACTAAACTCTTTCAATACGATAAAAAAGTTTGGGATGATGGTGATACTGACTACACTTGGCAGCTTGGTATCATCAACAATAAAACATTACTCTGGGTTCATTATGAAAATCCCAGTCGTTTAGTTTTTAGTGATGGTGGATTACACATCCTATTCTCATTTTTTACTAATTCTTTATTTGGAGTAGATTTTCAAGTTGGTAAGGTTGGTTTGAGTTTAAACTTTTTTACAGAATACTTTGATGGATGGAATGACTAATGTTTAACTTCAAAGAGGACTGGGAAGAACCAACCAAAAAAGCAATTCAACAAATTATCTCCTATAAAGGATACATTCCATCCAAAGACCTCAACGAGTATCAGTATCAAACCTATCTCCAAGTAGCAACACCACAAGAACTGGAAAAAGACATTATCTTTGAAGCAACGATGCGTAAAGTTATTAGAGGTGTATTATGAAAGTTTATGATTACCGAATTGTAGAGTGCTTTGATTTTGATGAGATGAGCACCTATTACAGCATTCAAAAATATAGTGTTGCTCAAGAAGAATATGTTCTTTACTCACCTAAACGATTTCTAGAACTTATGCAAGCAAGAGCAGCAATTAAGATGTTGAGGAAATATAAACAACCAATTTACCATTATGTGGAGTGAGAAATGACTAACGAACAAATCCTTGAACTTGTGAGATTTCACTTTCAAGAGGGTGGATTGAGAGACGATGGTAGTTGTTCTGAATATTTTGGAACTCCTGAAAATTTTATTGAGTTTGCCCGAGCAATCTATGAAATTGGTAATGAAAATGGTTGGGAAAGTCACCAAGAAAGTGTATCCCTGAACTCCTCTTATCCTACTGATTATAACTATGACTAAACTACTTAAATACATCAAATCTTTAAAAACAATCTATGTTCCTTCACTTTGGTTTGGTGTTTTGTTAGTTGCTTTGTTCTTTCCACAGTATGTTTTGTGGTTTATGTTTGGAACTGTTTGGGGAGTTTTATGGATGATTGCTTATAATTGGTTTCACGACGAATAAGGACACTTCCCAAACTGTTCACTGACCTCACCACAGACCCTGTGGATGCCTTATAATACTCTCATAAGCAACCAAACCGATGACTAATCCCATCATTCCCAAAGTCGCATACATTCCTCTTGAATACCATATGTCTGTTGAAGATTTCTTGGAAGTTTGGAAGGATATGGAAATGGAAGAAGAACCCACACAAGAAGATTATGATACTTTTATTCTTGATAGGGGAAAATCGTATTTTTATGATATGAGAGGAGAACTTGAACTTTACATTCGTTTGACGGAGGACAACTGAAATGTCTAACCCAACTGACGAACAACTTGATGAACTCTGGGATGAGATTGGAGGTTATTACAATCTTTATCCCGAAGTTAGAAATACTATCCGTGAGGCACTCAATCGTTGGGGAACACCAGAGCCAGAGGTAAAAGAAAATGCCTGACGACCTTCAAAGAGAAGAAGAACTATTCTTCAAAGCACTTGAAGAATACAAAGAGAAAAAATCACAAGAACCAAAAGACAAAACCACAAACACTCTACCAGCAGTAATCGCAGCAGTATTATGACTAACCAACAAAAAGCAGAAGAACTCCTAAAAGTTTTCTGGGAAAGTCAAGCACACAATCCTGCTTGGTTGCTCCAAGAAACTCTTCAACATCTTCGTAAGCAACTATCAGGGCAAAATCCCGTCAATTTGAATGATGAACTGAATGTTATGTATGTTCTTGGTTATGATGATTGTTTGAAAGATATTGATGCTATTATTGATGAATTGGAGTTGCTCTAATGTCTCTTGAAGATGGATTGACTTATCGGCATAAAGCATATGCTAATTCTATGAAAGCATATCGTCAGGCAAATCCCGATTGGAAAGAACAACAACTCGCAAGTGAAGAGTATGCTAAAAAATGGATGGAAACCTCTGCCTGTGCTTATCAAATAGCACAAGAAAAACTTGCTAATGAATTGGAGTTATTATGACTGACACCGCATACAAAGTTTGGGAAGCATTCAAAGCAGAACTTACACAACCAGCAACAGATGATATGAAACAAGCACTTGCTACTGCTATCCGTGAGATTGCTAATCAATATCAATACTATCAGTGTTGTAAAGATGAAGGTGTAGAAGATATGGTAGTTGATGCTCAAAAACTTTATGAACTTTCTTATAATGTGGAGGCACTTTAAATGAAACCGTATTCTCACCTCCATTCAATTCTTGAAGAATTTTTAGATAATCTTCTCTCCCAATCGTTTTACTGGAAAAGATTTTTCGTTGCTTTTAGTAGTTGGTGTTTTCGTATGACTACTCTCACAGAAGATGATTTAGAAAATAAAGTTCCAATCAATAAATTGGGAATTTATAGTTTATATTGTGATAAATCTCAGTGGTCTTATAGAGTAGGTGGAGTTCAAGAAGTTCAAAACTTTTGGAATTCTATAAATGAAGGTTATATTGATATGACTTATGAATTTTTTGGAGTGGAATGATGAATGAACGAGAAAAACAACTATCACGAGAAATGAATGCGACTGAACCAACAGACGCAGAAATCCTTGAATTTCTACTCAATCAATTCAAATCTCATTCTCTTCAAATGAATGGTGAAAGTGATTGGGTTTTTATGAATAGTGGATATCCTATGAGTAGAGCAAAAGGACGAACCGCAAGAGATGCTGTGATTGCTGCTATGAGGGCAAAATGAAATCCTTCAATATCAACTACCCAATCAAAGTCAAACTCACAGAGTTTGGTAAAGAACTTCATAAGAAACAATGGGAAGATTTTTGGAACTCTCATGGTAAATTGGATAAGTTTCCTTATACTCCACCGAAGGAAGATGAAAATGGGTATGTGGAGTTTCAAATGTGGGATTTGATGGAGAAGTTTGGTGATTATTGTGGGTTGTGTAAAGAACCACCTTTTGAAACTGTAATTCTTATTGACGAGATGGATTTGAAATGACTAACTATAAACAAGAACGAGCACAAAAAATTATGAGAGCATACGAAGCAGAAGATACTTACAACTTTCCAAAAGACGGAGTTGCTGCTGCTATTCGTGCTATGGCAGATAGTTTCGTGTATGATGATAATGGACTTGTTTGGGTTACTGCTGATGACTTTTATGAAATTGCTAAAGATTTGGAGGCACTATGAAATTTGATGAATTTGATTGGTTTGCGATTTTGATTATTCCTATTTCTCTAATCGTTGCTGGTAGTATCATCACTTATGATGCTCAACAACAACGAGTATTATTCCAACAAACATACAATAAAAACTTGGAGTGTCGTCAAGCACTCAAAGACCAAACGATGGTAAGAGTGAATGAAATTTGTGGAACTGTTCCTGTGATTGGAGATTTTGTGAAATGATTGAACCAGGTATTATTATTCCTTTTATACTGGGTATTCCAACGATTGCTACTGTGATATTCTTTCTTGGTTTCAATATCGGTGGGCATAATGGTATGAGTGTAGGAAAGAATGAGGGTATTGTGTATTGTATGGAACAACCAAAAGAATGTAAGATACAGTATGATTATCTAAAACTTCAGGAGAACCAGAAATGAACCAATATTATAACGATTATCCAAAAGAACCTATTGGTGGTGGTAATCCTTATTACTGCTGTTCTTATTGTAAGATAAGTGACCCACAAATCAACGGAGAACTTAAAAATCATACAGAATGGTGTGAGTATCGTATTCAAAAGGAACTTGGAAAATGATTGAACTTCGTATCGTTGAGAATGAACTGGGAATGAAACCAGATATTCAGTATCGTCATCATATGCTTAGAGTTGATGCAAATGGAGCATTATGCCCACCTCCATATGAGTATGTGTGGAGTGAATGGAAAACTGCTCCTTATGTAAATGTGGAGGAGATTGAAAAT